GACGAAGAAAACAGTGATAGATGTTTTGTATATATGGCTAACGAAGATTACTTCTATGTGAATGAATCAGTAGAAAGCTTTATTACAAGGTATCAAGGTATACTTTATGGTTCAGTATTGACTAAGTTTTATGATACTAGAAATAGTCATAATTAAAATAGCTCTCATGTGTGGTGTGTGATTGTGTGTATGTTTTGGTTAAAGCCCTCAGGTAAAATCTGGGGGTTTTTTATGTTACCTTTTTATATAAATATGTCACAAATATTTGAAAAATTGTGACAAAGTCGGTAGTAATACTACGCAAATTACGGAAATTATAAACTCTTGTTGTACCTAAGTTATAATAACTGGTCAGATAAGCCTTATATAACTACTTAGATAAGGCTTATATAACTAGTTAGATAAGAATCTGCATGAAATTTTCCAATAATTCATGCAATATGTTACACTTTTATATGTTAAAGTAACATAAATGCAATAAATATGTTACATAATGTGTCATAAAATGCACTTTTTGATACATGTTTATCCCATATAAGTCACATTGATACATAAAAAAGCCCCACAATAGACATTGCAGGGCTAACCTTCTATTTAACTACAAACACAACATACTATTTCTTGTTATACTGAGATGCTCCGTAGCCAATAGTGACTGCAACAGCTATAACGTATAAGCCTCTTTCATACCATTCCCATCCTAAAGGATTGTACTTATTGATAATGAAAGCGAATGGCAGGTACAAACCTACTAATAAAAGTGTTAAGTTCACTAATATATCTTTATATATTTTCATAATGATAATTTAGAAGGGCAATTTTTTATCAGTTGGTTTATAATCACCTGCTTTGAATGTGTCCATTTCACAATAGAAATCACTTTGTTCAGGTCCTGCGTTCTTTTTGTCTTTGATTAGGATAGAACACCATCCTTTGTTTGATGCTGCGAACTCATTAAGTTTCTTTAAGTCTTCTGGACCAAATGATACCTTTCTAAATGATCCGTAAGCAGATCTAAGTGTGAAACATCTTCCTAAGAAGTTCTCTTTTTGCGTTGCCATGTTATTTTGTTTTGGTTTATAAACTGTTTTTTAATCCTTCCTTCAGCTTTTCTAAATACAGCACAGCGTCCATAAGCTCTTGCTGTAAGTGTTCAGCCCATTCTTTAGTGTTTAAGTCAGTCCTGTCAAGATTAGTTCCGTATTTCGTAAAGCCAATGTTAGCTCTATCTTTATACTTACTAATAACTGATTCGACTATACTATCTAACTTATTCTCCATCAGATTTGTATTTTCTTACTTGTTCTTTAAGTTGTGCTCTCCATTTGATGTCTACTGTACCATCGTTTAAGATGTCTTCTACTAACTTAATAGTTTCAGCAGTAACGAATTGCTTTTCTTTAGGAACTACTGTAACCTTAACTTCTTTCTTAGTAGTCTTAGTTACATTTTCTGCCTTGTTTTCTAACTCTTGATTTTCCATGTTTGTTTTATTTACCTTGTTTGCGATACACTTTAACGTGTTTGTCTTTAGGCCCGTTTCTTTTTTTAGCCTTACCTAGACGTCTCTTCCCGAAATTTACCTTCGTACTCGTCCCAGATGCTGATTTTGCTTTCGCCATTGTCTAAAAATATTGTTAAGTTAATTGTTCCGTCTGATACCTGTTGACATACTATTGATGTACCACCGCACATACCTAAGTGAGTTAAAAACTCCATCTGATGTACGCTAAGCCTATCACCAATAGCTTTAATCTCACAAGCTATGAACTGACCATAGTTCTTGTGATAACCTATGATGTCAGGTAAACCCTTCTTTCCAATGAATGATCTACCTTTTACTGCTAGGTTATTATTTCTCCATACTTCATAACCTAAACTATCTAAATATTCTAGCATCATCTTGGTTAAGTCACTTGCGGTTTTGTATGTCATATTAACGAAATTACATTATTTAATCGAATCTTATTATTTCCTGAGTAGGTACTTTTACATATCTTATGCTCTCAACTATCTTAGTTTTACCCCATTTAAAGTATCTTCTTGCCTTTATTCTAAGCATCTCAGCTCGTATAAAGTAGATTCTATCTTTAAGGTCAAAGTTAATAGCAAAAAACTCTACTCGTTGGTCAGCTATGCCACTTGGTTTACCGTTATCCTCGTATTCAAGCCACATATACTTTTGTTTTAAGGCTTTTGGCTGTTGAATAACTATAACCTTAGTGTTTCTAGCAAACAATAACAATGCCTGGTAAGTGCCATCATTAGCCTTAGCTTGTTCTATATCGAACTTACGAGTATTCTTATAATTTCTATTTAAGTCCACGTCTATTAGGTAGCTTTAGTTGTTTAGCATAAAAGTACAATGTTCTAGTACCCATTCCAATAGCTACTGCTATATCCGTAACGTCATTATATTTAGCAGTATCATACCATGCTTTAGTTATAATGCGTTTCTTCATATTTTCTATGTTAAGGTCTTCACCTTCTGTATATTCCACTTTAGGGAATTTTTGGTTAATTAGTGTAATGTTTGTTTCCATTTTATTTATTTTGGTTAACATTTAATTCGTTATTTGTAGTTTCATCTGGGTTTGATAAACCAACTTTACCATCTGTTACTATATGTAAATTATTAAATGTTTCATTGTAATATTCTTCAAATATTTTGTCGCAATCATCTAAAAGTTCATCATATCCAACTCCAGCATAAAAAGAATGAAACATTCTATCTTTTTCTTTTTCAAGCATATCTCTTTCTATTATAACCCTATAAACATTATATACATTTAATAAAATGTCTATTTCACGTTGGTCATTAAGACCATTTAATTTTAGTTCTTTTGCATTAGATATAGACTTATAAGTAATATCTAATAGTTCTTGCATTGCTGTTTTCATGTGTTTAAATTTTATAGTCTTCAAATGTGGTTGTTTCTCCGATAAATCTAACTGGTATATTGCCAGTACGTCCATGTCTGTTCTTTTCTACCTTAACGATAACTAGGTCATCAGGATTGTATTCCTTACCACCTATTTCTACAGGTTCTTTCATTTCGTAGTATGATGGTCGCATAAGCATAATAACAATGTCAGCGTCTTGCTCAATACTACCTGACTCTCTAAGATCGGATAACATTGGTAGCTTATCAGCTCTTTCTTCTACCTTTCTAGATAACTGCGATAATGCAATGATAGGTACTTCCAACTCTTTGGCTAAGGCTTTAAGGCTTCTGCTTATTAAACTTACTTCCTGCTCTCGGTTTTGGTTTGATTTGCCTTGTCCACTCATTAGCTGAAGATAGTCTAGGAATATTACCTTAATACCATATTTCTGCTTTAGAATAGTAGCCTTAGCTCTGAGTTGTGAGATACTGATTCCTCCAGTATCCTCTATGTAGATGGGTGCTGTTATTATTTTGTCATCTGTCTTTAAAAGTAGCTTTCTTTCATGGTCATTCAAATTATTCGTTCTAAGGCGTTTTAACGGCACTTGACTCGTTATTGACTCTAACCTTTCAACAAGCTGTTCGGAGCTCATTTCGAGGCTAAAAATAGCCGTAGGGACGTTATTTAGGATAGCTAAGTGATAAACACTTGAAAGCATCATTGCTGTCTTACCTGCACCAGGTCTAGCAGCTATAATACATAGGTCAGGTTTACACCATCCTGCGATAGTTTGGTTTAATTCTTCAAATCCTGTATTAAATCCTAAAAGCTCACCATTACTTGCTAAATCTCTAGCAAAGTTGATAGACATTACTATATCAGATATGCTCTTTTCGTATATATTACCATATTCTTGTAAAGCTATAAGTTGACTATTAAGGTCAGAAAGTAAATCTATAGCTTGACTATCGTTATTTAAACACTGATTCTCAGCTATTTTAAGCACTTTATAAGCTTCACGCTTCTTGTACATCTCGATAACAATCTCAATATGGCTGTTTATATGATGACTGGATGTTACATTATCAGTTAACTTAGCAAGGTAGAATGCACCACCTACTTCTTGTATGTTAGCATCTTGAGAAAGTTTTTGAGCTACAGTAGATATGTCTATAGATACGTTTGTATCGTACATTTCCTTAATAGCGTTAAAGATTTTTTGGTGTTTAAGGTCGTAGAATATGTCAGACTTTAGATGACCTATAACCAATGGGATAGTCCTTTTGTCTAAAAGTAATGCCCCAAGTATGTTAGATTCAATATCTAAAGCTTTTGGAAGGTTTATAGCTATCATAGTTTTATTTTAGTAGTTATTCTGTTAGTAGGTACTTGATTGAATTCCTTAGGCTTAATAATCTCATCATAGAATGATTCGTTATTTAAGTATGTATCAGGATTCTTTCGGTATTGTTTATCAGGTTGTGCAATTTTATATTCCTTAGTGTGTTTAATAGCTTGTGTTCTTTGATCGTCAGTTAGTTTATTCCATTTGCTTTGTAGTTTAGTCTTACTGCCAACCTTCTTATCATATAAATTCCACCATGTATCAAATGATATATTTATAGATTTATTTATAGATGTATTATTAATTGTATTACTATATGGTATAGGTGTTGCACTTTCGTTACTTCCATTTTGCATTTCTGCAATATGGATATTGCAATTATTTAAGAACGACATTTCATCTTTAAAAGCATACCAACAAGTCCTATCATAACCACTTTTGTTGTAGTTTTCTCTTAATATCACATCTTGATTTACCAATGAATCTAATATTCTTTTAATCTTATGCTCATTCCAGTAAGGAAAAATCTCACTAAAAGCCTTATAAGTATTGTAAGTCCATGTCCTATCGTTTAAATAATGCTTTCTATTAGCCTTATTTTTAGTTATCCAAAAGACTAAGTTATTAATAACAATAGCCTCTTCTATTCCGTATTTTACTGCGTGATCAGTATTAAAATGATGTTCCATCTATATGCACTTTAATTTGTTCAATATCATTATTGTTTAAATCAAACCATTCGCCTCTTATTCTCTTATGATTGAATGATTTATGTAATTCCTTTTCTAATTTCATTCTACCAAAATTGTAATATATCATTTCTATATCAGGTACTTCTGATTGAAGAGTTTTT